ATCAAAGTGAAAGATGTGACGATGCGGAGTTGCTAGAAAGCTAACATCATACTCATCACCTGTTGCCAAGCTAGGGTCTGTTGCAGCCTGCGGGTACATATGAATACCCTCTTTTTGAAACGTTACAAAAATCATACGTTCAGCATTGTTACGGACACGTACACGTTTTTGCAAGTGTTCAAATTCTACTTGTTCAATTTCATTATTCATTTTAATAATCGTCCCTATCTAAGTCTACAGTTTCGTGGTCATGTTCCCATTGAAGTTTACGTAACTTTGATAGTTCACTTTGATATTTGATTTTTTCATCTATCAAAGAATTATCACCAGCTTTAGTACGTTCTTCAATCAAGCGTAAACTATCTTCTAAAAATGCAATTCGTTGTGAATACATATCAATCTCCTAATGCCTCTAATATTGCTTCGTCACTATCTTCAATAACTTCTTCAATTTCGGGTTCACCAACATCAAACAATTGGTCAAACATAGTCATAGCATTAACTGTTTTTTTACCACTGATACCTTGACTGCCTGATTGAAACTGTTTCCAATAACTGTCATGATAGTCAATCAAGTCTAATGACTCCTGTTTAGTTTTCTTTGAAAAAATCTCATCAACTAAATCTGTGAAGAATTTATCACCTTCAAACTTATGTACAATCATCTTTGGAACAACACCTTGTTCATATCTACGATTAGCTTCCTGTACTGCACTGATATGCTGATATACATTATGACTTTGTAATAGTGTATAACTCAATGTGTCCCAACTTGTTTTAGTTTCTTTACCATGTTGACCAATGAAACCTTGACCACGATAACATAAATCTTTCATAGTCATTATATCAGTTACAGGACTATCTGTAAACAGATTATGGATACCATCAGCTAATACACCGTCTCTAAACTTACGATTGTCTGTTGCGTAATTTTTATTTTCTGCGGTTTTTTCCATTGAATAGGACCATTTTTTGTCATGCTCAATGCTTGTGTTAAAGTATGCAAGACCTTTAGCCGCACTAAAGAATGGGCTAGCACAGTCAAATGTAATCTGTAGTTTTGAGTTATGATACTTACGAATAGCTTTTTGAATATCAGTAAACAATACTGCATACTCTAAAATACTTGTACCCAAACAATGAATCAAGTCGTGCTTACCTTCTTGTAAAAGGCCGTCATGGATAATACCAACCAACCTCTTTAGCATCAAGTGAATGTCAATCTTGTTTTGTCCACCAAATGCCCAACCGTTGAAATGGTTAGTTGGATAAATATTTGGGTCACAGTACTTTTTCATTTCTTCATACCAATCATCACTTTGAGTATGATTGCGACCTTGAAGAACATTTAAGAATTTGCATTCACCATTTCTGTTATTAATAAAATATTCATTATTAATATGTGTGGCAGTAATAGCTTCTTCAATTGTGCTAATACCATGTGCTGATGTTTTAGTCTTTGGGTCTTGAATATGAAATGTAGTTAATGACTGTGATGGAATATCAAGACACATGCCATAGTCCATGTATGTATCCATCCAGTTCAATACTGCTTTACGCTTTTTCATAGCACGGGGGCAGTTAGGGTCTTTCCAGTCAGCAGGCCATTGACATTTAAGAATCTGAAAGCCACCACTATCACCCAACATAAAAGTACCTTGTTCACGTTTGCGAATGATACTTTCATTGTGGTCATCAACTGTTGTATCTAAGTTTGCATGACCAGCACTGTACAAGCCCCACTTGTAATAGTAAAGACCTTCTTTGCTATTCAGAAAGTTTAGTTTCTCAACATCACCATTGAATCCTGCGGGTATACGTGCTTGGTCAAAATAGTTCTCACCTTCACGTTGCTTACCTAAGCCAGCAATATAAAAACTACTGACTGCAGGTAAGAACAATGCCCAATCGTTATTGTGTGCCGCTGATAAATTAATTTGTTCCAATTTTTTCTTCTTCTTTAATTAAGATTTTAACCATGTCAATTTTATTTTTATAGCCAGCCATGTCAGTATTCATTTGATTAACTATGTCTTTGATAGCATGATTTTCATTTGCCATTTTTTCAAGTTCTAGTTCCTCATCACGCTTTTTTCTAGCCCAGTCAAGTAAACTTTCTGCATCAGTACTAAGTCCTATACTTGGAATAGACATATTGAGCATAACCCAAGTATTACCATCAAACACTTCCATGTTCTGTGAACTAGTATTATAACGCATATTACCTACACCTTGTAATCCTGAGTACCCATTTATATAGGTACTAGATGAAGTGTTGGTAACCTGCACATAACGTCCACTGGAAATAATATTCTTAATCACTTAGACCTCTTACTTAGTATTTGCTGGAAGTAAGTAACTATAAACTGCAAGACCACTGTCAACTACAATCTCAGCGGCACCTACATCACTAATACGAACAGTCTTGTCACCAACTAAATCCAAGATACTAATAAACTGTTTAACGGGCCATAACCATTGTTTAGTCAATGCACCTGTAACACCTGAGTGAAATACAAAGTTACCACTGTGTGTGCTTGGGTCACCAAAGTAAATCTTCAAGTCACCATTTTCAGTTTTAGCCAAGAAAGTTGTTTCTTCGCTATTAGCTTGATGTTGTTTCTTTAAACGCAAGATACCTGCAACTGTTGGTTCAAACTCAACAGTCCAGTTAGCACCTTTAAATGCCACATTCTTAACTTTTTCTTCAACTACGCTTTTAAGCATTAAACGATAGTCATTCACAAAGTCACCAGTCTTTGTTTCAAAGTGAATTGCGCTAGGAATATCTTCGCCACCTTTATTAGTGCGTGATACATTGATAATTGATGTGTCATCATACTCATCAAAACCAATAATTGTTTTTAGTTTACCCAAGTTAGGCATACCAAATGTACCAATGAAGTCTGCAATAGGAGCTTTAAACTTAGCACTAACGATAACGCTTTTGTTTTCTGCTACTGCATTAATGGTAGTCTCTGTGGCTGTACCTGTAACTTTGATAAGTTCAATGTCACCCAGACCATATGTATGGTCAATCAAATCTTTTAAATAATCTTTCATGTTTTTCCTTTGTGTATACTACTATTTAGGTAGTTGATATGTGTATTATGATGGAATATATTACGTAAGTCAATAGTCAATTTAACCAAACGTAAATAAATCATCAAATGTTGATTTTGTGTTTGTACTAGAACGCAAGTCCCACTCCAACACGCCCAATAAGTTATCAATCTTTTCATCGACCAATGTCTTTTCCATTTCATCGTCATCAAATGGTAATTCTGTGAACCATGCAGGTAGCCTTAACTCATCTGTTGGGTAAGCAATACTTGTAAAGCCAAGCGCATTGGGCTTGAGTTTACAAACAATAACCTTCATACCATCAACAATCTTTTGACTGTACTGGTCGCTATTAACTCTACGTAGATAGTTATAGTTCAATGCCGCACGAACGTGACCAGGCATGTTCTCACGACCCTTTTTACTGTTAGCTTCCTTATCACCATACATGGTTAGTTTGTTAACTGATTTAGGACTACCCTTAGTCCATGCAGGACGCATCGACAATTCACGTTTGAATTTCTTAACAAGTTCAATGACCTCGTCACGACCTTTACCTTGTTGTATAACCATAGCCAACACAGTCATCAAAAACTCTTGAACATACTTGGGAGTATCAGCACGTTTCAAATCAAGACCCATAGCCTTGATATCGCCCTGCTTACCATCTTTGTCCTTACGCTTGCCCTCTTTATCAAAGATATTGATTGCATAACGTTTCTTTGTAATAAAGATACTGCGGTCACCAATCAATTCACGACCAGCCTTAATAATTTCTCCATTCTTACGCGGAGCATGAAACGCACGTTCCATAAATGCAGGGAAACTAGCATTAGCCTCATCAGCAATACTATCATATAAACCAATACAGGTTTCTTTATCCCATGTTAAATCACCACTGACTATTTGTTCTTTAAGCGATGGAAACGCAGTAAAATAACAACTATCAGTATCACCGTAAACAATTGCTTCTCCCTCATGTGTATAATTACCCGTGACAGTTTGATTGATTTGGCTCATCATGTGACGAACAATTTGACGACCACTCAATGTTACACTTTGACCTATGCGCTTGTCATAGAATCGGCAATGCTCATTCAATAGTGCGCCATATGCAGAGTTAAGCAAAATCTTGCGAACCAGTTGTCGCTTATCCCAGTAATCTCTATCGTCACCGGTCGTTGCTTCTTTTAGTTTCTTCTGCATTTCTTTTCTATCACTATACCAGCGTGTTAGTAATCCAGGTACGATACCTTCTTTTTCATTAGTAAAGATAGTACCATTGGCACTTAGCATCCATGGTCGATGACTGTCAAAAATCATCTTCCATATTTCTGCCGCACTATGTTCTTCGCTACGACCATCTTCATAATCAATAGTCAACACAGTACCACGTTCTTGATTCATGATAGCAGTATACTCTAAACAGCCAAACAAACCTTCCCATAAGACAGCACCACCAACGTCATCATCACCGTCTTTATATCTTTTCTTTTCCTGTGCTAGTCGTAGACCTTTATCTTTCATGTATTGGGCTGTAATAGTTTGCCTAACTTGACCGACGATTGTTTCTCCCGCCATGTTGAGGGCTCTAATAACCGAGGGATAGAGCGAGTTGATATCGACTGCTCCGACCCATTCATGCATACCTCTTTTGGGCGTAGCAACATAGGCACCTGCCGCTTGTTGTTCATCTTCATTTTCACCTCTCCTTTTTTTGTCTGGAACTATTAAACCTCGTTCATGTGCTTCATTGAAAATTGCCATTTCAATCATAGCCACACTACCCATTACTGTTGGCAGTAATACTGTATTCTCATGCGCTAACTGATTAGCTAGTTCTAAGAATTTAAGTTTATTGTGAATTTTAACTAACAACATAGTATCCTGACGATTGTATTCAACAAAAGTTTTAAAGTCTTTGTTATACAATTGGTCAAGAGTACCTTCGTATTGTGTCTTGTTTTCTCCTACTTCCATTTCACCAATAGCATCTAGCTTGTAGCTATGGCGACTTTCGTAGTTGTATTTCTTATAGAGTTGTAGATAGTCCATGTGAATGCGACCAACTAAATCATAAGTCTGTTCTTCTTTGCCAAAACGTTCGTATGTGCGTGGCTTGGGAAGTTGTCCCAGCAAGCAAAACTTGCGTGTGTCATCTTTGCTCATCACACGTGTAACACGATTTACCATGTAAGGTATATCATAGCCTTCTGAGTTCCAGCCAGTCAACACATCAGCATCTTCAATAAGTTGAAAGAAAACATCAAACATATCCTTTTCATTTGTGAAAAGCATACAGTTTTCAAACTCATTGCAGATTTCCTGTGCAGTTTCACTGGTCATACTCTTTGGAGCAATAACTAATGTAACCAATAAGTCTTGCCAATCCAAGTACATACTAATAGCAGTCACTGGATTAAAAGGATCACTAGTGGGACTAAAACCCTTCTCAGGATCAAAATCTACCTCAATGTCAAAGAAACAAGTGTGTAGTTTGGGAGCATCTACTTTAAGATAGTTTTCGCTAAGACAACGAAACACCACATTGATATCACTTTCAAACAACGCTTTATTTGAGTGGATGCGTTTTTCTTTTTCAAACTCTTGTCTTTTACGTGTACTGAAACGTGATAAGGGATCACCATAGATGCTACGGTACTTACCCTTGTTATCAGGGTAGTAAAATACATAGTTGGCAGGGAATTCATTGTAATGACGTTTGCCGTCACTACCACGTTCAACTACAAAAATTCTATCGTTGTCCCTGCTATGAATAGCATCTACATAGCTCAAAGTGTTTTGCCCACTGTTTCTAAAATTGTGTTTAATTCTTCATTGTCGGCGTTGGTCTGTGTTAGACTTGCCTTGTGTGCGATACGAATAGCTTTTTTAAGTACTGAAGGTTTAACTTCTAGTTCTTCTGCGATTGCTTTTACTGTATCTGATAACCCCTCGTTAAGGGTTTCAACTTCTTGCATGACTGCCATGCCTTCGTTGATGAGTTGGGTTAGTTTAATCTTTTGGTCACCGCTAAACATTTTTGCTGTCATATAAAAACTCTCCTATGAAGTACTTATTATACGACAGTTGTGCAACAAAGTCAAACTTTTTGCGAGGTTAGGTTACCGTTATTGGAAGATTTCGTGATGTTCTTTACCGAATATCTTAATATATTTGCCCGCAAGCATGTCAGCCATTACCTCAATTGGGCTACCTGGATAGCTATCTCCGGGCTTAATCATGCCCAATTCGCCCTGACGGCAATGAACCATTTCATGAAATATAGTACGCATGATATCTACCATGTTGCGATTTTTTGCATATACCCAAATTTCATTGCTTCCCTGAACATGTGATCCGGTGTGATGATTATCTTGGGCATCTTTGGTATCATGACTAAAGATAACTTTGGGCATTGTTTTTAGATGTAATCTACCAGCAGTCCATTTAATAAACTTCTGCATTACTGGGTTATGATTTAGGTCATCATCTTCATCAAGTTTGTTTCTGCTTAGACTATCAGGTGCGCTGTATTTCTTTTTAAAAAAATCATACAATTCTTTAGTGCTTATACCATGTCTATTAGAAATTTTTCTTATCAATGTATCAATGGTATCATACTTGTGTTTTTGCAAGGATGGTAAGGTTTTAACCAAATCACTGGCTGCGGATTCATTGATAACTTGATGTATCTTCATATTACCCTAAGAATGAAACGATTTCCATTACGCCAAAAACCAATGCAGAACGTAATTGCATGTCTGCGGATTCGGCATCTAATTTTTCAGTATTGATTAAATCTAATAAGATTTCTTTTGCTTCGGCAGGTTGAATTTGACCTTGCTCTAGTGCTTGTCTTACTTGTAGTGCATATTGGGCACGTGCTGCCGCCCATTGTTGACCTGAACCTACAACTTGATTTAGTGCATCTGACATTTAAAATCTCCCTAAAACTGCTTTTGCTACCATGTCTGCTTGTTGTACAAACAGTTTTTGTTTTATATCACAATATAAAGGACTTACGGGTCCTGCATTAACTCTATCCTTAAATTCACCGTATGTAATATTAAAAGTATTTGTTAATCTTAATACATCTTTGGTATTTTTAGTTTGACTATATACTGTTAACCATTGTAAAGGTATTTCTATAGATTCTAGTTGTGGCTGTAATGGTTTACTGCAATCAAGGCGTCTTGAATAAACTTGCAAGTCTGTTGCAACTTTGCTTTGATTATCGTCCCAAAAGCTAGGAATCATATCTTTTACGGACTGAACTGTACTACATGCTGTTAATCCACATACGGCTAAAATTATAAGTATTTTTTTCATAGTAGTATTTATCAAATAAATGCTCACTTTCGAGAACTTCGGGCACGACTCCTATCTCCTCGGGCCAGCAGCCGGCCCACACGTTAACCACAAGGGTCCTAAGGTAGTGTGTTCTTATATAAGTGCAATTGCCCACTTCTGAAACACTTTGCACAATTCACGTATTTTTTCATTGCGTGTTTCTTCAATATGATATTTTTTATGTTTGTAGGCTTCTGTATCATTTTCAGTGGGGTCAACATATCCACAATATACTTTTCTAATATTACTATGATTTATCAAATCTGTGCAACTACTGCCTTCACGTTTATCAGCCATTTCATTATGGTATGTACTACAAGGGCTTAGTGTTGTAATGCAAATACTGCCTTCTGGAACTTTACCATGCTTTGCTTCATATTTTTCTATAGCGGCACGTTCTGCATGTACTCTAGTGTAACCATCATTATAATAATTTACTGCGTATACGGTGTTATTGTCAGGGTCTAGTATGCAACTACCTACATAACCGTAATAGTCGCTATCCTTTTTTTGCCCTTCAACAATCATTTCACATAATTTGATGAGTATATTGTCTAATTTTTTGTGGCTGTGTATTTGAAAATCAGTTAGTTTCATATAAATTAATAGAGTATGTATTAAATCTCTTTAATCTATTTATGAATTCAGTAGTCTTTTCTGTAACTACACCAGTCAACTGAAATGTAACTCTTGGGTTATGTCCTGCGTTTGCTGTGCTGTGCGGTACATTCTTCCAATCAAATGTAGTAACATCTCCTGCACGCCATTGACTGAAATTGTAATTACCATAACTCCAAAAATGTCCTTGTTCCCAATCTGTCAACTGAATCATAATACGCATGATACGCCATGGTTCTTCAGGAGCCCATTTTTCTAATTTATCTAGGTGTAAGTTCCAAACTTCGCCGGGCATCTGTACATGTATACGTTCCATGCAATCATCAAGACCAAACAGGTTACTGATTTCTTTAAGTACAGGTGGAATATCCCAATTAAGATGTGTAATCTTATGGTCTTTTGCATATCCTGTTTTTTCTAAATCATATTCTTCTGCTAGCATATCTTCACGCGGTGCCATGACACCTTCACCTTTATAACCACGTGTTTCCCAAGTAGCTGATTTGCTTGTATCAATGATAGTCTTTAATTCACTAGACCAGTCTCCCTTGATAGTTCCCAATCTAATTACTGTATCGTAACTATTATCCATTTTGAAATTATCAAAGTGGTACTTGCTTAGTGCTTTTCTTGTTTCCCAACTACTTGTTATCATTTTATTCTCCTAGTCCGCTTACTTTACGTACAAGAATATCTAGTTCTTGACGTTCTACTGTGTTAAAGTACTTTTTATTAGAATCATTTTCTAATATTGTGTCTATCCGATTATCATATGATATCGGAAAATTTAATTGCTTACTTAAACTCTTAATGTATTTATCCTTATA